GGGAGCCTTTTATGCTCTCATAATCTGGAAAATCCACCAGAGTGGTATCCATGTTAATCTCAACTGATTATATTGAATATTCACGCCCAAGGTCATACAATGTATGCTAGTGTCACAGCTAGTATATATTAGGTGTAAATCTAGGTGTTGGTTGTATGGGGGACCGAGCTATCGGCCTCATACGATCACCATAATAGATTACTTCCTAGTTCCGAAAGGAATGCCTTTGTAGGCTACCTGCAGCCCTTTCCCGTACCCCAATAGGCTACGCCTAATCTTCGTAGGGTAAATAGGAGAGGAAACTGAAGGTCAATGTTAACAAGATCTCTTTACGATTTTAAGCACTCATTGAGGAGTGAACTGAAGTCAGTACCCATTTTGGATAGATAGAGAAATCGAGTCTTTTCCTAATGGTGATTATTAATCTAATATTATGAAACAAAATACTTTAATTTTATTTAAAAAGTTACTTTGCCGTCATGATATTCAGAAGATGTTGAAAACATTGAATGGTATGTTCTGTGTAAAAGCAGGACGCGGATGGCTAACTTGGCTTGCAAAAGCTGGGATAGTCGTCCGTGGGAGTAATACTAGTGCAATGATTCGGTTAGCTGTGGTATATATGCGTACCCTCCAACGGGTCTACAGACATGAGGGTATATCAGGAGTAGTCATAAAGACGAAAGCCTGGTATGTCCTCACTATGCAAGCCGTTGGTGGAATGCGTATACCTTCTGCCCAACAATTAGGTTGTGCAGTTTCCCGTACCTCTTATGGATTGCCTCGGGTAATACCGTCTCAATCACGTAAGAGAATAATGCAAGGGGATCGTAAACACTTACGTTTATGGGTAACGTGGTTCTCTATATATAGAGTTCTACAAATGCCCGGTAAGCTAAAATTGTCTACGATCACAACGCCGGGGGTGTCATGAAGTAATCGGTTCGATACCGAGATAATTAAGATGATCCCAGCGTACTGTAAAACCCTTGGTTATAAAGATGCGGGGTCGGCAAAAGCCGATCTCTCATCAGTACAGCATATTTCACTAACTAAATCTACTCCTAGTCTCTTTGGTCCAGGCGAAAAGATAAGTGGAGGTCCGGAAGGAATCTTCGCGGGAGCCGTGAGTTTACTCAATAGTAACGTATTCGGACCGTATCAGCGTCTTTGTAAAGTTATTGACCCGGGCTATCCGAAAGGAGGCCTGAGAAAATATACTCTCGTGGAGCTGCTGAATATGGTATCCGATTCTTCGCCAACAAAGGTGAGATTTCAACAAATCATTGGAACATATCGTTCCCTTGGTAAACTTGGTTTCAAACTAGAGGCGGCGGGGAAGGTAAGAGTTTTTGCAATGGTGGAGTGTTGGACGCAATGATTATTGTTTCCTTTACATTCACTATTGTTTAAAATATTAGGTCGCATGCATACAGATGGTACAATGGATCAGCTTGCACCGATAAATCGTCTTTTAGAACTTGGTTTTTCTAAGTTCTGGAGTTTCGATTTGTCGGCGGCCACTGATCGTCTACCCGTAAGCATCCAAGCTCGCCTTCTTAATCATCTTTTTGGAGATGGTTTCGGCGATGACTGAAGATCCTTACTGGTCGACAGAGCTTATGAAGTTCCTCTACCACCGAAAGGGGTAGTGGTTCCACGGGGCTTGATTACTAAAATTAATACTAGTAATCATTGTATCAAGTATGCTGTAGGTCAACCTATGGGAGCGTTGTCATCATGGGCAATGCTTGCTCTTACTCATCACTTTATTGTTGCGTGGGCTGCGTATCGCGTGAAATTCCCTATGGGCTCCTTCAAGGATTATGCAGTACTAGGTGATGATATCGTAATCGCAAATGGAAAAGTTGCGGGCGCGTATCTTCAGTTAATGAAAGAGATTGGAGTTGAAATTGGACTAGCGAAGTCTCTGGTATCCCGGAAAGGGGTACTGGAATTCGCGAAACGTTTCATCGTCCAAAAACAAGATTGTTCGCCTATTCCATTCAAGGAAATGGTGGCAGCCTTGGCTTCTTTTGAACAAAGTACCGAGTTTATACGTAAGTATGAACTTGGCTCTGCGTCAATAGCGGCATTCGTTGGTTGAGGGTATCGTGTTCGTGGACGTCTGTCTGCGACTTTCGATCTCTTACCTAGACGGCTGGCTACAATCGGAAAATGGAGATGTTCTCCGTGGGGAACTTTGGGGCATAATGTTCGGACTTGACTAAACATCAATTCGTTCGTAGTGCGCCCAGAGTGGATAGTTCAGGAAACAGAAATGTGGCCGGACTTACCAGAAGATATCTCGAAAAAGTTTATTTCTTGAGCATCGAAAGATGAGAAGAAATACGCGATTAAGAGATCTCTTCTTCCAACACGTGGCATATATTCCGGTAGTAGAGTCTTGACGGATTGAATGGAAAATGGACTTTATAACGTAAGCAAGCAATTCACCAAAGCGTGTGAATTCACCGACGATCTTTATAATGTCTTCTTTCATATTCAACTCCGTCAATGAGAGAGTCAGCTCCCGTTAACGAAAGAGGATTTTCATGAAACTCTAGATATACTCTTTAAAATGAGAACAGCTAGAGTCCCTCTTGATCAATCCAAATTCTTAGCGTGAGTTAATTCTTTCAAACTACAGGGAAACCTGGTAGTGGGCCGGAAACTTGGAGAAAAGACTAAAGTGCGGGTCATACCGTCCATTAATCTTACCACTCGTCTTTGAGACTGGGCTAGAAAGAAAAGGGGATACTAATGAAGCTAATGCGTCGCTTGACCTAAGGGGAAACCTATGGTTGAGTGGTGAAAACCCAAGTTAGTAGTGCTTTATTACTCTCGACCTATCTTAACAGATAAGTTCAAATATTTAAACACGCCTGAGTGTCACCTCTGTTCC